CTGTCTAAGGTCTAACATATCACCAAGAGTGATAATATCATAGAACTTGCCATCAGGACGAATAGATTCACCATCATTGAAAGAACCTGCACCATTCATATTGCTGAGAGAAAAAGCAGTCTGATTACGTCTGTGAACAATGGCTATAGGAATTGCATAACATTTTCCATCAAGAGCAAGAGTACTGACATTAGCTACAGAAAGTCCGACATCATCAGCCACAGCAGAGAAAGAAGAATTAGTTGGTGAAGCCTTTTTACCCTGTGCCTTTACAGTGTCAGGAAACTGCCATGGGAATACCCTGTCAGGATAGACTACATTATTTACAACCCTGAATCTCCACCTGTATTGATAGTAATCCCCATCAGAAGCCATAACGACATTATTTCTAGTATCTTCAATAAAACTTGGGATATTGCCATCAGTAGCTAGAACATACTTACCATGACCACCAGCGTTAGCAAGATATTCAGGAGAATAGTCACCAGACAGATTGGAGCTTTGAAGCTGACAGCCATCAAAAGTAGATTCACTGGAATCAAAGAAAACTGCACCGAATGGGAATAAAACATCAGAACTATCACCTAACTTGATTTTTTCCTTCCATACTTCAAGGAATACATAATCAAGTCTAACTCCTGTAGAAGGAGCTTCACCAAGATATATAACGGCAGAACACCTATTGATGGGGTTCTGGTCAAGGATAATCTTTATACCGTTCACATAGAGAGGAGCAGGATTGCCTACAAAACCAATCTTGTCAATAGAATTTGAAGAACCACCTTCAGGAACCACAAGCCTATATGGGGAATTATCTCTAGCAGAGGAATCAAAATAACCCTCAGCCTTCTTTTCATTATAAAAATTATAGTCAAAAGCAGATGGCATTCTAGCCCTCATAGCTTCAGCATTAACTTCAATAGAACGATTATCAAGGGATTTTGACACTTCAAGAGTTTCAATCCTCTGGTCTGTAGCGTCCAATCTTTCATCTAAGGAATCATAATCCCCACCCCTCGCTGTAGAAATCTCATTTTCTACAGAAGACAAATTGGTGTTGACCCCTGAAATATTATCCAGCAACTGTATAAGAGGTCTGTTCAATACCCCTGCCGAGGGCTGTGCATCAGTCCCCCCTGTAACTGGCTCTCCGTTCTGCAACCAGTCTATATCAGCATGAATCAGTTCGGACATAATTTATTTCTCCTTCTAAAAAATTAACAATTATTAACAATTTAAAACCAATAAATTTTATTAAATCTCCAAAGCAATTTACACTTTAGAGCATTTACCTTATTACATTCCTTATCATTAGCCACAAAACTCAATCTATCTAATTCAGGATATAACGCCTTAACATATCCAATATATGTCATACCATTTTTATATGTGTATGATACATAATCCCTATGTTTTATTCCCAGAACATTATCTGTTTTAGCCTTGCTCTGCCTACGGATAGGCTTGATAATCCAGTCTTTAATAGAAATAGAATCGGGCTTCAAATCTGTAATACAGACAGCATCATTACTATGTGACTTTTCAATACCCCAGTCAATCCTTTTATTTGCGGTATCTCCCCCTGTTGTCAGACAAAGATTCCCCAGCCTTGAAATCTCCTGTCTTAACCATTTTTTACCTATCATTACATGACTTGTATAATTAAGACTTCTATTATCAGAACCCTGAATCAAATCGAAATAATGTTTCATATATTTCTCTTCATTACCCTCAGTTTTCTGATGACATTTTTCACAAAGAGTTATCATATTAGACAAAGTGTTTGAACCATTCAATCTTTTAGGCTTAATATGATGAACCTCAAGTTTACACTTATTTTTACCGCATTCCATACATTTACCCTTATCCCTTAGAATGACAGCCTTTCTTATATTCTCATCAAGACGATTAGATTTCTGATACTGCCATGAATAAGGTTTATATCCGTCAGTCATAGCTCTGATATCAATAGATACGTCCTCAAGGCGATATGACTGTATATTCACCCATTTAAGCAATCCTTTAAGAACTCTCAAGGTAGCCTGTCTTTTCTGAAAGATACTAGGGGCTATCCTGCCAGGTCTATATGAAGATTCCCTATTATTAAACCTTATAGGTCTGTATCTTTTTTCTCCCCTACGAAGCCTCCTATATCCACGCCTCTCGTCCATTTTTTTCTTCACATCGTTACGTTGTTCAATAGTCCCTTTGAACAACACCTTATTTTTAGTCTGACATTTCTGCACAAGAGCAATTCCTACGTGCAAACCCCCATCATCAATGCCACACCTGACTTCATCCTTATTTATCTCCTCTTGAGATATTTCCCTGACAAGCCTTATAACCATAGGATACTTACTGACAAGTTCAGCACGTTTCTTACGTATAAGATACCAAGCCTTGTTTTCCTTAGTAGGAGAAAGCCTATTACCCTTAGAATCAAGAACAAAACAATAATTATCTGGCATTTCTGCCACCTTCCTTTCGGAGAATTTTCCTTCTTGCCAATGTCAAATAGAGGACTTGTGTTTCCCTGTTATCTTTCCAGTGTCTTAGGAAAGTTTCTTGGTTAGCACTCACAGAGCTACGGACTGATGGATACATCCGTAGGTGTGTCTTTACCTTACTAAATGACGTAGTTCATCCCACATTCAAGTTTCCCTGTTTGTGGTCACTTAAGCTAGAAACCCACAGAATAACCATACCTTATAGAATTAAGACACACTATTAGATATGTTTAACAATCCTTGGATATTATTAATTATTCTATAAGTCCTTCATTTATTATTAAAACTTTCCAAAGAAAGTGGATATTTACAGACAATCAGAACAGGAAAGTCCACTCGAAGATTATCCTGAACTTAGGTGTCTTGACTATGGCTGGAAAAGTTTCCCTTGCGAACATTTCCCCTGCTGCAGTAAACATACCAGCCTCAGTGTATGGAACCACACCATCCCCATTACCTTGAGTTTTTTCAAGGACGGTGGTAAACATAACAGTAGTTTCTTCCCCCTCTGGATAGAAGCTGTATCCATTGACAGCCTTGGCGAACATGTCTATTTCAAGGGAAGTGTCAGCTACAGTAGGTGAAATAGGGGTGAGAATATCCCCGCTTGCATGACCTCCTATACCCCAGTGCATAGTAGCTATAGCATAGTTGGAGGAACCCGTAGCCAGCAGATGTGCCAGAATCCTTCTGCCTTTATTTACGACAAGATTATGCTTGGCGTGGTGCAATCTGACACTTTCACCATTATCAATAAAGGCTCTTACATGACCCCTCACCAAGAGCCTGTCATTCTGCTCATATTTCATCCCCACAGAGTCCGAATCAACCGCCACAGGGCATTTATTCAAAACAGCACAATTAGGCTGTATCAATCCCTTTGATATTTCAGAGTGCATATAAAAACCTCAAATCTTGAATATTATACACAGATAGAGAAGTATAACCTATCATTCAGTGATATAAATATCCCCTATATCAGAACCGTCCCCTATATAATAGGTGTCACTTACGACCCTGTATGCTATAGAGTCAGGACATCTCGGAATTGAATCCTCACACAAGGTATTCAGTATTATAGTTTCCTCATGACGTGGATTGAGAGTATCATTGAATGAATCCCTCCTTGACTCTATCTCTACCCAATCTAAGTCCATATTCTGAATATACGGACAGTCCTCTGGATATATCCCTGAAACATACTCCTCGGAACCTATGAGATACCTCGAATACTGACCAGTCGTAGATGACTTATGATACCCCCTCCCTATCACCATACCGTCACCGATATACCACTGCCTTATGCCAGTGGTATGATACCCAATATAATAAACCTTGGGGTCTCTCCTCAGACACATGATATAATTTTTATCCTGACTTATATTGAAGCCCTCAAGACCTATATACAGCCCCTCCTGACCAATATACCTCAAAGGAGTATCATCATTAGGAGCACGTATGATAGCCCCTGTCGGATACATTAACTCATACCTATCATAAATAGCCTTGGTGCATTTGTCACCCTGCATTGTATAATCATCAGATATATCTATAGAATCCTCAAACTTCTTAGTCCATCTGATTTCAGCAAGCTTTACACAGACCCACAGCAACT